AAGCTCAATTATGAACTTATAGAAAAGGTGCGTATTTTATCTGAATTTGGCGGGCCGTTAGAGCACATCTCAGCCGCTGTTGGCGTCTCATATCGAGCACTAAATGAATGGATTGCCAACGCTAAAACAGATAAAGGCACACAGCTAGAAATTCTGCTTTTGCAAGCTATTGATGAAGGTCGCGCTAAAGGTGGAATGCGGCTAGCTAATATTATTGCAAAGGCAGCAGATGAAGGCAGCACTAAAGATGCACAGTGGATGCTCACGCATTCGCCTGCATTTCGTAAACATTACAGTGATAATGCTGCAATCGTTCGCGCTAGACAGGAAGGGGTTGAACTGGCAGTGCAGGCATTAGCAGAATCTGAATTATCACCAGAACAGGAACGTAATTTATTATTGCGAATACAATCAAAAACAGGTGAGCAGTTAGTCGATGTCGAAGATTCTTAAACGACTAGCACAAATTGAATTAAACCAAACATTTATTGAAGCATTTGATTTGCCTGATACATTAAGACAAATCCAAACAGATTTGCATCCAGGCCAGCTTGATTTTGTAAATGACCATACAACCCAGATCCTTGGGGTATCGGCAGGGTATGGCGCGGGTAAAACCCGAGCGCTGTGTGCGAAGGCGGTACATCTTGCAGCAGCTAACCAAGGCTTTATCGGCGCAGTGATGGAGCCGACCGGCCCGTTAATCCGCGATATTTGGCAAAATGATTTTGATGAGTTCCTTGAGTCGTATGGCATCCCGTACACCTTCCGCGCTAGCCCATTACCTGAATATGTGCTGCATTTACCGTTAGGTGACACCAAGATCCTATGCCGTAGCTTTGAGAACTGGACGCGTATTATCGGTTTAAACTTAGCCTGGGTATTAGCAGATGAGATTGATACTGTTGCGCCATCTATCGCGAGTCGTGCATTTCCTAAAATCCTTGGTCGCTTACGTGCTGGCAACATAAGGCAATTTGGCGCTGCATCCACTCCAGAGGGATTCCGCTGGATGTTTAATACGTTTGCTAGTGAGGACGCATTATCACGCACTGATCGAAAGCTGATCAAGATGCGCACTGCTGATAATCCGCACTTGCCGCCTGATTTTATTGAGCGGTTGCAGGCTAACTACGACGCAAACTTATTACGCGCATATCTTGATGGTGAGTTCATTAATCTTACGACTGGCACTGTTTACGACAGGTTTGATAGGGCCAAACATGTAGTAACGCAATTGCCAGATTACAGTGAAGAACCGTTGCGTATCGGCGTTGACTTTAACATTGGTAATATGTCGGCGGTTATTGGTATTCGTAGCGGCAAAGGCTTAGTAATCATTGATGAGATCAGCGGTGCGCATGATACTGATGCATTAGGTGCTGAGATCCGCAGGCGATATCCAACCCATCGGCTTTATGGCTACCCAGACGCAAGCGGCGGTAATCGCTCTACCAATGCAACGCAAACCGATATTCAGATATTGGAGCAATATGGCATCAGCAACCAATCGCCTAAAGCCAATCCGCCTGTGCGTGATCGTGTCGCGGCAGTGCAGGCATTACTTGAAAATGGTAAAGGCGAGCACCGGTTGCAAATCAGCAGCACCTGCAAACGCATGATTGAATGTTTAGAGTTACAATGCTATAACGATAACGGCGCACCAGATAAAGAGGGCGGGCATGACCACATGACAGACGCATTGGGCTATCTAGTATGGCGTGAGTTCAACCCGCTACACGCTGGGGCTGGGCGCGGTACAGGCATTAGAATCTATTAACCAAAGGCCGGTTGCATGTATTCAGGTTTTTCTTTCTACGACCGGCCTACTGCTGACCGTAAGGTCACTCGCGTTCACGATGCGAATACTGCATGGTATGCGCAAGAGCCGCATTGGATGCTGATTGAAGATTTAATGCAAGGCACCTACGGGATGAGGCGCAGGCACCGCCGCTACCTGCCGCAAGAACCACGCGAACAGGATGAGTCTTATGATAATCGCCTAGCACGTAGCGTATGCCCGCCGTACTATCAACGCTTAGAGCGGATGTTGGCAGGGATGTTAACACGTAAGCCCGTCAGGCTTAATGATACCAGCGACAACATACGTGAACAGCTATTTGACGTTGATCTGCAAGGAAATGACCTCAACGTCTGGACATATGAAACTGCACGTAAGTTGGTACGTTACGGCCACATCGGCACATTGGTTGATGCGCCATCAGATGGCGGCAGACCGTACTGGTGTACCTACACACCACGGCAGATCTTAGGTTGGCGCACTGAAGCAAAAGACGGGCAGCAGCAACTCACGATGTTGCGATTGCTGGAATCGGTGATTGTGCCTGATGGTGATTACGGTGAGAAGGCAGTGCAGCAGGTTCGCGTCTTAACACCAGGCGCATACGAGCTACATCAAAAGCAAGATAACAGCGAGTTTAAAATTGTAGAAGAAGGTAATACAAGCCTTAGCGATATACCGTTTAGCGTTGCATATTGCAACCGCGTTGGTTATTTAGAATCAAGGCCACCATTAGAAGATATTGCAGAACTAAACCTTAAAACCTATCAAATACAATCGGATTTAGACAATATTCTCCACGTATCTTGTGTGCCGATGTTGGCATTCTTTGGCTTCCCCTCAGCAGCAGAAGAAGTATCAGCAGGCCCAGGCGAAGCTATCGCATTTCCCGCTGATGGTCGCGCCGAATACATAGAACCAGGTGGTACCAGTTTTGAGTACCAATTTAAACGGTTAGAGCAACTTGCAGGGCAGATTAATGAGCTTGGCTTATCGGCAGTATTAGGTCAAAAGTTAAGCGCCGAAACGGCAGAGGCAAAACGCATTGACCGCAGCCAAGGCGATAGCACAATGATGGTGATTGCGCAGAATATGCAAGATATGATCGATAACTGCTTACGCTTTCATGCTGAATATCTCGGCACCGCTGAATCGGCTGGCAGTTGCTTGGTAAATCGTGATTTCATTGGCGCCAGGCTAGAACCTCAGGAGATCCAGGCATTACTACAGCTTTATACCGCTGGCACCATCACGCAAGAAACATTATTGCAACAGTTAGCAGATGGCGAGGTATTGGGCGATGATTTTGATGTAGAAGAAGAACTAAGCGCAACTGCTAATGGAGGGCTGAATGACGATACCGGCGGCCCTATTTCGTAACGCGATTGATTTAAACCGCTACAGCAATAGTGTAGGGCGTCAAGTAATTACAACTTATAATGATATTATTATTGATGCGGTAAACCAACTACGAACAATTGATGAGTTAGCAGCACCAGTAAAAGCAGCAAGGTTACGTGCGATATTAGCCCAGCTTAAAGACAGCCTTAATACATGGTCGGGCGATAGTATTACTGCACTATCTACAGAATTGCAAGGATTAGCGGAACTGCAATCTGATTTTGTTACCGAACAACTGCGCAAGGCATTACCAGCAGGCGCACGCAGTGCAGTTAATACAGTTGAAATAAGCCCGCAATTTGCGCAATCAGTAGTTACAACTGATCCAACACAACTTAATGTGGTGGCATTATCGGATGATTTATTTGCAGCCGTGCAAGGTGCACCACAAACGTTCAGCCTTACTGCTGCCCAAGGCGCAACAATTACACTACCTAACGGTGAAGTGGTAAGCAAAGCATTTCGTGGTATTGCCGTTGATCAAGCTGAACGATTTGGGCAGGTAGTGCGCAATGGGCTTCTGACAGGTGAAACCACGCCTGATATTGCAAAGCGATTGATTGGGCAATTGCAATTTGGTGAAACCGCAAAAACGGCGCGTCAGCTAGCAGCCGCAGGCGGTGAACTTACTGCGGTAGCTGATAACCAGATAATGGCGCTTGTGCGTACCAGCATCAATCAGGTTGCTAATGCTGCCAGCCAGCAGGTATATGAAGCGAACCAAGATATAACTAAAAAGTATCGTTACATTGCAACACTTGACACTAGGACTAGCGCTAGGTGCCGCGCATTAGATGGACGTGAGTTTGAGTATGGCAAAGGGCCGATGCCACCACAACATTTTAATTGTCGCAGTACAACGGTACCAATCATTGATCCTGATATCTTGCCACCATCAACAGTTGCAACACGCGCCAGTAAAGATGGTCCAGTACCAGTTAATACAAGCTATGGCCAATGGTTAA